CGCTTGGCCAGCCTCATCAGATCAGCAGACCTGATGCTCTCCTTCAGCTCCTCAAAGCTCGGCAGGTCAAAACAGCCGACGCCGGGGGCGGGCTCGCTGAAGTGATGACAGTCAGGACACTGCCAGTACCAGCGCCGGCGGTCGCCCATGTTGTAGAGGCCAATGATCCCACCGCATGGCGGGGCCTCATGCGGGCTCTGCTTCCTCCAGTTCGGGTCCTTCAGCTCACGACCTGGCGACGATTCAGCAGCACACATGCCGCGAGACAAAAAGGTCTGTGTGCGTTTAAGAGCCAAGGACCACACATCACCCTCACCCTCTACATCGTCCGGCATGCGGTCGTAGTCGGTGAGATAAACCCAGCGGATCGACTTGGAGGACAACTGTGAAACAGCGGGCCAGCCGATCTTTAAAACCATGCCGTTCTTGAAGAACTTGTCATGGATGTTGTCATCTGAGCGCCCAGTCGCAAGGCGGCTCTTCAGTTCCTTGCTGTAGGTAATCGCTCGGTCTACGCGCATCTTAGAAAAGTCGCGCGCAGCTTCCTGGCTCATCTGCACAATCAGCGCATCGCCTGGGTCGCAGACGATTGCGTAGGTCATCCCGCCATCGATCAAAGACTGCGTTTTCAGCGATCGAGCGGGGCCAGCAAATACGACCCCCTGAAACCGGCGGCTGGCGAGCATGTCCATCGGCTCGCGCATATAGGGCGCGACATCCAGTGTGAACTTGCCCTGGTACCCGCCAGGCTCATTCAAGTACAGGTATTGCTCAGCGGCATCGCTTACAAGAATGCGGCGCGGAGGCCTGATGATCTCTGCGGTGTTGCGGACGATGTCAGCTGTTCTCGCCCGCATCGTCATTCATCTCATTCAGGGTGCTGCAAACGTCAAGCAGCTGCTGGTAAAGCCCCTCGCGGGCCGCATCAACCACTTCGATTGCGCGCTCTACTTCGTCAGGGCCAAGCGCGCAATCGCGCTCGAGCACGTCAGGCAACGTATCCAGCGATTGCGCGAGCGACTTGAACGCAGTGGCGACAACCTGCTCAACCTCGCCAGCAGGGATCAGGTGTCGCTCTTCTGCCAGCCACTTGGATTTCTCACGCTCGGCGCGGTAATGGCTAAGGCGATCAGTTGGGTGAAGCTTTTCGGGGTCAATGAAATCAGGGTCACCGGCGTAAGCGGCCTGCGGCCCCATCACTGCAATGGCCACATCTCGAAGACGCCAGGCCTGGTAACCGTTCACCTCGCCCGCCGGTGTGATTCCCTCCAGTCGCTTCTTCACTGTTCGGCGATCTATGCCGAACTCTTCAGCCAGTGCATTGATGGACCACAAACGCGCCCCGGAATGTACAAGGGTCGCAACCATGCGGACTCCTACGCAGCCCAGTAAAGACGGGGCCTCCAGCCGCTGCGGTAAATGGGGTGTGGTGGAGCATTAGAAAATCGAAAAATTGTCGGTTACCGCGCGGCTCAACGCCTTCCCCGCGGTAGGGGGTGGGGTCCAGGGTCCCCGCCACCGCACCACATTGGTGCAGTATTGAACGAATAGAAAGCGGTCATCAGGGACCAGCCTTGCGGCGCTCCTGCCCAGACCATGCTGAGGGGTCACGCAGTACGCTTGAGAGATTGCCACCACAGCGGACGGTAGCGACCGTGAAGACGGCCAGCACCACAACCAGCGGCCACTCATAGGCCTGCACAGATAGCTTGCCCTGCGCTATGAACAGGACCATCGCGCCAGCGCAGCCCATGAGGATGGTTGCGACAACCGAGACACCACGACGAAAGCGGGCGCCGCCTCGGCGATATGTGAACAACCGAAGAAACAGGGCAGCGCTCAGCAGCATAGTGAGCTGAGTCAGGATGTCGCTAACCATGTGCACCCCCAGCCGAACCCAGACCACCACGGCGGATAGCTGCAAGAGAGATAGTCACCACCAGCAGCGAGGCACCGAATGCGGCTGGGCCAGGGAATGCAAATGGCCGCATGCCCCATAGCTCGAACTCACCAACGGCCGGCGACAGCAGGTAACCCATCACGAACGAAGTGAGGAAGAACAGTGTGCGTTGCCAAACTGGCAGCTCGCGTGTGGTTGTGAAATAGATCAGCGCACCGAACAACGCGCCAACAGCGGCCTCTGCGTTGATCCCGGCCAGCATGCCAGCAAACCCGGCGCCGACCGCGCCCACGACCACAATCGAAGTGGTGCTCGGCTCAGCCATTGGCAGTCTCCATCGAATAAAAAAGCCCGCGTGTGACGGCGGGCAAGAGCTGTTGGGGTAACAGCTGAGGGATAGGGGTTATCAGGCAGCGCGGGCGAACTCGCCATGGAGCTTTTGGGCAGCTTTTAAATATGCCTGATGAGCTGCTACAGCAGAGCTGAAGCGGCCTAAGTTGTATTTCTTACCATTTGCCCTGATCTGGGCGCGCCAAGGCAAGCAGTGGTGGGCTGGGTCGAAGTAAACGCCCTTGAACCCAGACTGGTTGTTACTGTGAATTTTTCGGTTCTGCATGTTTTGGGTATGGCTACAAACCCGCAGGTTTGAGCGTCGATTATCCAAGCCATTGCAGTTGATATGGTCAACTACCTGATCAGATGAGCAGGCGGCAATAAGACGGTGCAGGCTCTCGTAGCCTTGGTAATCACTGCCCGAGTAAATTGACCGCTGAACATAGGCTGTCACGCCACTGGTTCGAATTTGCCAGCTCGTCTCACTGAAAAGATGGGCGTCCTCTTCATCGAACAGGACCTCATGCCCCGCAATATAAATTGAGGGCATGCACTGCTCCGGATAATCAGAACTTTTATAGCGCCATAAAAAAGCCCAGCGCGATGGCTGGGCTTTTTTATGGCGGATGGTGTGTTACGCACCAAACCGCAGATTGGCATTTATAGTGCTCATTTGCTCACTGCACGTCAAGCGGCTTCTTGAGTGATTAATCCTCGCTGGGCGAGCACTGGCTCAGCCTGGCGGAAAGCTTCATTGACCTGCGCCTCAAGCCACTTACGCATGGTGCTCCGCCAACGGCGCAGCGTGCCCTCAGGTGTGCCATCCGCATCCCATGTATGCAACTGATAGAACGCCTCAGGCAGGCGGCGCGGGATAGCCCAGGCCGTCACGCACTTCATCCTGAACAGATGATGGGCCGGGCATGAGATGCGAGGCACAAGCCAGTGGATGGCCTGCGCGACCTCAACGTCATTGATGCTGTACTTGGCCACCAGTACTTGCCAGGCCAGCTCGGGCAGCTCTCGGTGAAGGGCGGCGCGCGTCATGCTGTCCTGGGTCAAGCGCTCATGCTCGGTCAGCCCTTCCCCGCCGGCGCGTGACTCAGGAAAGCCCGCCTGATACCGCTGCTGCCATCCAGCCTTCTTTGTGCCGTCGATGGTCTCGATACTCATCACTCGCGCGATGACGTGGCCAACATCTCTATATACGCCCATGGCTATCCCCTAATCGCCAGTGAGGTGCGCGCCGTTCACGCCCCTCTTGTTGTTGCCCTGGTAGTCCGCCGCCGGGCCTGTGACAGGCACCAAGCCAGCGGCCTCCAGTTGTTTCTGTTGCTGGGCCATTCGGCGCGAGGCCTGGTCCAGCCTTATCCGTAGTTGCTGCACAAGCACCTGGTGACTCAGTGCCTGGCCTGTTGACTGATCGAACATCCCGCCACCATTGCAGCCGGCACACTCCATGTCGTGGAAGATGCCCTTGATAAACCCGCTCTCCTGGCATATCTCGCACCTGGCGAGCGGCATCACAGCAACGCGGCGGCTCATCAAAATTCCTCGACTAGCCATCCGGTGTTGCGCTTGCCACGCTGCACACCGAAGAACTTGAACGGGTACATGCTGGCGGCCACCTTGGTCTTCACTCGGGCGTCATCCGTCCAGAAGCCCTTCACCTCATGCACCTCCAACACGCTCTCGGCATTCATCACGAAGAAGTCGGCGGTGTAGAAAGTGTTGTCAGCCAGGCGCAGCTTTACGCCCTCAAAGCGGTACCACTGGATCTCACCGGCATGCAGGCGCTGCTTCAGCAGCAGGTCATAGGCCGCCTCGGTCTTGTTCATCGCGCCTTGCTTGAGGCGGCCGAGGGCTTGAAGTGCTTTGGTTGCGCTCATGCTGCTGCCTCGGGAGAAGTCCAGCAGGAGCCTTCGCTCAACTTGAAGGTAACCAGCATGTCCGGCACCACACCCATAAGGTGCCGGCGGCATACAGAACCACCCACCACCGCAGAGAAGTGAGCACACCCAGCGCATGGGCGCGTGTCGACTTCGTAAACCTTGCGGCCGCACTTAGTGCACCAGCTGCCTTTCTCGCCGGCGCGGCCTTGGGTTATGCGGCAGCTACAAACCTCTTTTCCGTCCATCTTCATCCTCTACAACTGAATACTCAGGAAATGGCCGCAGCGCCCGCAGGCTCTGGCGTTCCGGCGTTTTGTGAATATGCAGGAGTGGCGGCATTTAAGCCGTGCGCTATAGAAAACCCGCACTCATCAAGGCGCGCATGCCAACGCTCCAACGCCTCCCGGCAACGCTCCATCACGTCACGGGTCAGGTAGGTTTCCGAGACCTTGCCGAGGCTGTGATTGATCAGCCGCTCACCAATGAAGTAATCGATACCCAAGTCAGCCAGGCAGTCGCGCATCAGCTTGCGCAGGTCATGGCTCGACCACTTACCGCCCGACACCGACCGGAACATGGCACTGGCAGTGGTTGGAGAAAGGCGAGCGCCGCCACGCACCGGGAATACCCAATCGATCTGCGCACGGGCATCCGGGAGCGCCTTGCGATAGCGGGCCAACAAGGCAAGCACCTGAGGGGTGAGCGGCAGGATGTGCTGGCGGCGCGACTTGCAGTTGAGTTCAGGCAGCACCCACACCCGCTCAGCCAGCGAGATGTGCGACCACTGTGCCTGCAGGGTTTCGCCGATACGCGTGCCATGAGCCAGCATCATCAGAGGAAGAAGCCCTGCCACAGGATCACGCTCGAAGTTATCGGCCAGCTGCTGCACGACCGCCGGGAGATCAATGCGAGAAAGACGGGCAGGCTTACTAGGCAGTGCGCCCCGGTAGAAGCTCCTGAACGTCAAAGACGCCATCGGGTTGATCTTGATTCGGGAAGTTTCCTCAGCCATCAAAAAAGCCTGCCGCAGCGCCTGCAAAGCCTTTTGCTGTACACGTGGCTTCAACCCTTCTTCATGCATCGCCCAGATGAGTTTTTCGTCAATGGCTCGGCGAGTAAGCCGCGCAATAGTCAAATTGCCAATTTTTGGCACGATGTGTTTGCGCACCATCGACCGCATGTTTTTCTTGTAGCTGTCTGACGTCTCGCGGTTCTTCTCAACACGCTCCAGCCACCACAACACCACGTCGCCCGTGGTGCGCATGCTGCCCTTCTTCGCCGCCATCAACCCGCCCCCACGCCAAACCGAGCCACGGCTTGCCCAGCCATGTGCCGCTGGATCACATCAACCACCTCATCCCGCGTGGTGCGATACGCCATCGGCGCACTGCCACCAGGCGGCGTGATGCCATAGGCCACCAGATCCTCCACATGCATCTCGGCCACCGTGTAACCGCTGTCCGCCAACCAGCACCCCGGGATCGGCGCACCGTCCCGGTTACGCTTCACTGCCCAGCCGATGGCAGCCATCAGGTGCGCACCGGCTTGTCGGCAATGGTGAAGTGCTTGGGCGCCCGATCGGCATGCACTTCCTGTAACTCAGGCACCAGTGGCGTCAGTTTGCTGATCAGCGCTCGGTAGCCGCCTGGCACCTGCCTGTCATCCACCAGCAGGCCGGCCGCCTCGGCATCAACCACAATGGCCAGGCAGGCCAGCGCATGGGCCAGGTGCGGCAGTCCGCTGTCTGGGTCTTGCTCCTCACCCTCAAACCAGGCGTTCAGGTGCCGGGTGGCGGCGTCGAAGTAGATCGACGCCCGCACACCGCTGGCCCGCCAATTGGCTCGGCCATACTTCAGCGCGCCATCAAGCAGCCCCAGGCAGCCCATGGCTGTTGCGGTGCTCGGCCACAGGTGCAAGGGCAGCTTCTGGCAGCCGATTGCATCCTTCGGGTTGGTTTGCTTCAAGATCGACGAATCAGCCACGCTTAACCTCCGGTAATTCCATCCAGCCAACCAGCGTCAGCTCGTACTCAGTCACAAAGCCCGGGTCGGCCAGGCCGTCGCAGACGTTCCACTCCAACTCAGCCAGTACCCACTTTTCGGCGTAATCGCTCCAAGTGGCCACGGCAGCCCAGGGCATACCCACGTCAGCGAGGATCATTCGATCCTTGGGGGCGGTTTCGGGCGGCAGCCAGTTCGGTTGATCAGCCACGGCGACCCCCAACCTTCTGCCGCAAGGCTGCCAGGGCAGCGCGGCCAACCTCCGGGGTGCGCGGGCCCGCCTGCTCAGGCAGCGCCGCAACCGGCATAGGCACAAGCTGCTCACCGCGCCCAAGCTTGTGGCACTGCTCCATGTACTTTTGCTCAAAGCGCTTCAGGCCAAGGGCGCGGTCAAGGCGCTGCAGGCTGTACCAACCAGCGGCCACCGAGGCGTGATAGATCGCGGCATGCGACCACTTGCAATGGCCGGTTTGCGAAGGGTGTGTATTGCGCAGCGCTTGCTTGTAGGCGCTCTCGGCATCAGGCAGGCCAAAGGCCTCCGGCGCAAAGCACCAGCCCACAAACACCCCCGGTGACGGCGCGAAGGCAGAAGGGTCTTTGGCAGCCAGGCGCACACCGTGCTGGATCTGCTCAATCTGGCGAATGCCCGAGCGCATAAACTCGGCCAGCCATTCCCGCTTGGCGTTGCGCAGCTCGGCATCAGTCGGCCAAGCCTGTTTCCACGCAGGGTAAAGCGCCTTCAAGCGGTCAAACAGATCGTTGATCACCTGCTTGGTCTGGTCATCGACTCGCACCGGTGCGCTTGGCTGCAAAGCTGTCTCAGCCTGCGGCTTGAGGTTGGCCACCACGTTGGCGGCGGATACTGGACCGGTCACAGGCGCACCCCCTGCCCTGCCCAGTCATCATCCCCATCGGCGCTGGCATGGGCGTTTACCGCATTGCGCACAGCCTGGTTCTTCACCCACTTCGCCAGCCGATGGCACCATCCGCCTTGGCTGTCGGCCATGTCGCGGTTAATCCAGAACGCCCTGAACTCATCCACCGCAGATTGGGTGATCAGGTTGGCGGCCACCCCGAGCAGGGTTGTTTGGGCCTTGAGGTTGAGTTCATCCGGCTGCCAGTCCAAACGCATCTCAAACCGCTGGCGGGCTTCTACGGAAGCACCGACAGGTGCTGTAGTAGTAGATGTAGATGTAGAAGAAGATGTAGAGCCGTCACCTTGCCGCTGGCTTGGTGCTTCACCTTTGGCATCACCTAAGCCCCCCTTTGGTGAAGGCTTTGTAGGCTTGTTTTTGGGTGAGTCGCCATCACTAAAGCGGGTCGATTCACCCCGCACGGTGCGCACATATTCATCACGCACCATGCGTGGGCTAAACCACACCGGGCCTTGCTGCGCGGGTACTAGCTCAACCGGATCACCGTTCTTACGGCCACTGCGCGGTGTGTAAACAAATGGCTCACACTCACCCTTCTCGATGCCGTACAAAACACCCTTATCAACCAGCTCTTTTATAGCCTTCAACGGCGCACCCAAAGCCTGCGCTATTTCCTTCAAAGGCCACGACAAAACACCGTAATTATCGCTGTCATGCAGCAGGCCCAGCAGCTCAATCCAAACTCCGCGAGCCTCCCATGAGCAGCGGCGAAGCTTCGCGTTGTTGCGCCAGTCAGCCGGATAAAACTGAAACGAGGGGCGCTTCACAGGCCACCCCCAACGCGCTTAACCAGCTCAGCAAAGCGCTCGGTGTACCAATGCGGCTGGGTTTCGCGGGGGCTGTTCGGGCTGGTCAGGTTCTTGCCGTACTGCAGGCCCATATCCGTGATCGACCAAAAGGCCACCTCAGCGCCATGGCTGTTCTTTCGGGTAAGGCGCTTGAGATAGCCGTGCGCCTTCAATACCTGGTTGAACGCGGACGCGCTCAGAACAACGCCATGCTCACGCAGCAGCGCACTCAGAGCCTTGGTAGGCATAGAACTGCCATCGGCTGTGCCTGGGGCAGCGTCCACCGCGTAGCCCGGCAGAAAGCCAGCATCAAGGCCGTTCTGCTTGGCGATCTTCGACAGCATCATCATCTGGCTCGACGGGGCAGGCTTCAGCAAGCGCGTGAAGCACTCCAGAATGGCCATTTCGCCTAGTAGCTTGCTTTGCAGAGGGGCAGCAACCGCGGCGGCATCTATCGCATTCAGCCGAGCGACAACGCGGCGGCGCACGGCCTTAGATTCGCGCATCGACACCAACATGCACTGATCGCGCGTGAGGTCGAAAATGGCCGACTCGGTTTTGTTCAAATTTTGCACTACCCTTTTTGTGTAGTGCTCGCCCTCAAGCTCATCCTCGATCTTCTCCGCAAACTTGTTGCGGCGGATCTCAGGCTCCCCGGCTTCGGCGCGGGCGGCGTTGATAATCTCAAGCAGTTCGGCGCTGCTCATTGTGCGCGCCACGTTTTGCGCAACGGCAAAACGTGGCGCGGTAAGGGTGGTATTGCTCGGGGAAGGCTG